CCTCTTTCCCCCAAATAGCGGCCATCATGTCGATGACCTCAACACTGAACTCTTGGTAGTGGGCGGGGTTAATGTAGTCGTACTCTTCATGTGGGTGTTCGGGTTTTCCGAACTCGATTGACGGAGCTTTTGACGTAGCTTCTGACGGAGCTGTACGGCTTCGCCAAAAGTCGGTGGCCATTGCGTGTTGCCAATCATTATTGCAAATAAAACCCCAAAAATCAGAGCCTTCTACTGATTCAATAAAACTAAACCCACATTCAAGTATTGGGTCTTTGCCATCTCTCCACCAATCACCACTCACCAACCTCCCCCGCACATACTCTGCGAGTTCTTGGGGCGCGGTGGCCATGTGTTCCGCTACCGCTACTTGGTAGGGGGTGGGGGTTGGCTCAATAGTTGCTAATTCGTGACAGTCATCAGTAAAGTACATAAACTTAACACCATCAACAAAAATGTGTTTGCGCGTATTGTCGTGCCTACGCTCGTCATTCCAAGTTTCCGCATCCTCATACCCCAACGCTGTGAGGTATCTTTCTACCAATTGCCCTTCGGCTTCTCTGTTGTCTGGGTCTAGCTTAAAGACCATTCTTTTGAAATTGCTCATCGCTTTAGGTTTTGTTTGCAGCAAAGCTACAAAAGATATTTGATATATTTTGCATAGCCCTCACGATATTCCCGCACATTTGGGCAATTTAACATCTCCTCATGCAGCTTGTCATAGTGGTACAAAGAGCTGTAATCCCTCCGCAAAACCTCGCCAATAACCAAGTGATGAAACCCTAATCCCTTCGCCACCTTATGCACTTGGCAACGGATGTAAACCAAGGTAGGCAATCGCTTCCCGCTTTGCACCTCTTCAACACTTACCCCCGTTTCCTTCAATCTTCGCTCAAGCAATCCCATGACCACCTGAACCTCTCTTTTGTCAATTTTCATTCGAATATCTTTTTATGTCCACTTGCCCGCATTTCGCAGAAATACTCATTCACTAACCACCTCATGCCCGCATCTTTGACAATCTGATCCGCTTTGCTCAGATCCTTTCGAGCTATCAAAAAGGACTTCTCTCGCTGCTTCGCTATGTCCCTTAGCTTCGGGTCACGCATCCGAATGGCTAGGTCTGCAATCTCCCAATCTATCGCGTTCCGGACCGCTTCCCACTTCTCCTCATTGCTTAATTGAAAAATGCCTTTGCGCTCCAAAATCTCGTAAATGTGCTTATGGTTGTAGATTGGTTTGACCTGGATATATCGAGCGAAGGCATCATTCACCGCCTCCTCATCGCTGATATGGGGTAGCTCTTTTCTAACCTCCCGCGCTCTAAATGCTTTCGGCCTGACTTCGCTCATGTAACCCTCTAGCCATTTGGCCAATGTCTGACTGCAAAAGATTGATTTCTCATCGTTCAAAGCCTGAGTGCGGAAGGCGATACCAACCTCCTGAATCCCTAAGTGCCTGTATTTGCTTTTCAGTAAGTAGGCTAAATCTTCGGCCGCCACCTCGAAAACGCTTTGCTCGACCGCCTTCCAACCTATCCTGCTTATAGCTTTTGAAATCTCTAAGCGTATTAGCTTGTTCAATACGTCATCGGCTACTTCCCCGATCTTTGGCGATGCCTTTGCCTTTGTCACCTCCTGCACTATCGCGGGGAGCGCGGGGGCTTCGTGTTTAATTATTTCGCTCATTGGTTTAGTTTACTCCGTTCAAAATATCTTCTACCGTCATCTTGGTGCTAGTGCTTTCGTCTTTTGGAACCACAAAGCCTTTCCACCCGTTGGCCATTGTGTGGTGCAATATCGCTATTGCTTTCCTCTCTTGGCCCGCAGCCATGTTGTTAAGGCTTGTGAGCGCGGCCTGTTCGCTTGCCTCGTGCTTGTAGGTGAATCGGTGCTGTTTTTTCTTGTAAGCCTTCCACAGTTGCCATTGGGCTTTGAATTTTTCAGAATCAAATGGAAGAACAATCTCTTCCCCCTTTGGGGGATTAAGGGGGTAAATTGTTTCTTCTTTACTTTCTTCTATTTCTTCTCCTTCTTTAGTTGTTGCCCTTTTCCTGCCCTCTTCCTGCCCTTTATCTTCCTTTTTTCCTGCCCTTTTCCTGCCCTCCTGATTGTCATCTTGTTGAAATTTTGCCCATTTTACAAGGGTTACAAGCTGTCCTTTTCCTGCCCTGTTGCGTTCTATTTCCCTGCCCTTTTCTAGCTTGTCAAGTGCAAGTCTAATTTGCTTAGGTGAAAGGCTTAGTGCCTCGGCCAATTTGTCGTAAGAGGTCACTATCTGCCCCGCCTGAATGTCGATCCCCCTCCATTGCTTCGCCTCGTAGTTGCAGGTCAGAATAAGATGCAGGAGAACCCTAACCACATTCGGGTCATCGTACCAATCAAACTCAAGGAATGATCTATGTAGCTTTACCCAACCGCTCATGATTCTTGCTTCATGATACCCAAGTAATGCCTCAATTCATCAATATCTGTATTGAGGTTGTAAATTTTTTTATCCAAATACCCGTCTTCTATATCGGATATGAGTAAAGTTATTGAGCCGTCAGAATTAACTTGAATCGTTAATTCATCGCCTGGTTCTGTGTACATTGTTAGTCCTAAAGTCCCCATGCTTTTTTTTTGCATTAAAAAAGCCTCTCGGGTTCATTTGCGCTCCTGACTTCGCAAAATCCCCCGAAAGGCTTGTGGTAAAATCTTCAGATTGCATTATTGTCAGGAGTGCAATCACGGGTCAAAGATACAACTAGAAAAGAGAAATTTGCGCCTTCTGCTCTACTGCGGATGCCACGTTTTTCACAGCCATATCAAAATAACTACCCTTCAATTCAATACCAACCCCAACACGATCCATCTTAACAGCCTGATAAACCTCTGAGCCAATACCCATAAAAGGAGTTAAAACAGTATCGCCCTTGTTGGTGTAAAGTAAGATCAACCTTTCAATAGTTGGCAATTGCAAGGGGCATATGTGTTTCTCGTCTTTTTCATCCCGCGCAGACCGATATTGTAATGTGTCTGAATAATCAATATCCATCCAAACAGGGCTAGCTATCTTCTGCCACAAATCAACAGGAATGCCTGTATTTGTAACAGGGTCTTCACGATCTCCATCTTTCCGGAACACAAGAACATAATCAGGTATGCCAACTCTGCTCATGGTGCTGTCTTTTTTCACCTGCTTATGCAGTAATCCAAGGGCTTTCGTCCGTTGCATTTCCACAACTGGATCTTTCCAAATTGTGATCCTTGAATGATAAACAAAACCAACCTCTTCAAAGGCATCTATAATCATTCCGCTAAAGTCGCGCAAACCGATATACCCCTCCTTACCTTTTTGAATAGGCAAATCCATGCAATGAACTGCCACGTTTCTACCTTGTTTAATAACTCTATACAAGTCAGATACAAGGTGCTTAAAGGCAATAAAAAACTCGTTGTAGTCTTTTGAATTACCCATATCCTCAACATGGTTGGAGTATGTGTACAGCTCTGCAAAAGGAGGGCTAAAAACGCTGAACCCTACAGATTCATCGGCTATCTCTTTAATACGCTGAACACAATCACCCTTCATCAATTTGTATTGCTCATGCTCTACAATTGTCGAATCGTTGCCGAACTTCACTTCTTGCATCTCTGCCATGTTAGATGTTATTACTTTGGTCATTTGCTGCTGCATTTGTTCAAATTGTTTTTGTTTCCTGTTAATTGATTCCACAACATTCAACATTGTATCTGTTGTGATTATGTAGATGTTTACCTCATTCTTTTGCCCAAAGCGATACGATCTTCTTATTGCTTGGTACAATCCCTCAAAGCTAAAATCTAGGCTTGCAAAAATCTGATTCCGGCAATTCTGATAATTCAATCCGAACTGAGCTATTTTAGTCTTTGTAACCAAAACCCGAAACTCACCCCTTGCAAAACCAAGAAGCCTAGACTCTTTCAGTTCAGGGCTGTCATTACCTTTTACCTCAACAGCATCCGGAATAAGCGACCTTAACAATTCACCCTCCTCATTCTGTTTTATCCAAATAATGAAGTTCTCTTTGCTGTTGTTTACAATACTAGCTACCTCATCCATTCTTTGAATTTTGGTTAGCCTTAACTCTGCATTGAAATTTGTCGCGCTTATTGCAGTATCGTTAAATAACTGCCCGTTATTTCGCTTATCCGTTTCAATGGTTCGCTCGTGCAAGTTCAAGGGTGGAAGATTATACCCTTCCATCTTATACCCGATGTCATTGGGGTTGCTCAACATGATGGACCAAGTGCCAACCCACTTATAAAACTCAGCCTCCGCGTGCCCCTTTAGCCTCCATTTTGAAGTATTCCCCCCATCGTGAACAAAATACATTGATAGCATTTCATTCCGCCCCATTACATTTAAGAACTCGCTATGGTTTCCTATTTCCATTGGGTCGTTTGGGCTTGGTGTTGCAGTACAAGCTAGCTTATACGGTGTCTTACTGAAGCTATCAATAATCAGTTCTTTTGTTTTCCCTTCATAATTCTTCAGGATTGAACTTTCATCCAACACAACACCAGAAAACTGACTACAATCAATGTTTTCAAGCTGCTCATAGTTGGTAATGTAAACACCATTTGCCAACTCATTGCATTCTGCTTTTCTTACTTCAATGCCAAACTTAGAACCCTCTTGCATTGTTTGACCACTAACGGCCAATGGAGCAAGTATTAATACGGGCCTTCCGGTATAATTTGAAACCTCATGCGCCCATGATAGCTGCATCAGGGTTTTTCCCAAACCACAATCGGCAAATATGGCATACCTACCCGCCTTCAAGGATCTATGAACTATAAATCTTTGAAACGGGAATAAGTTGTCGTTTAGCTTGTTTGGGTCTATTTCAAACCCTGATTGCAAAACCCTTTTGACTTTGCTCTCTAAAAACTCTTTGTACTCTGCTTTCATGCGTTCTGTATTAGGTCGTTGATCTTTTGGTTTTGAATGGCCTCGATGCGTTTAATCCGTAGGCGGATGTCTTCCTGGTAGATGTCGCGCTCCCACTCGGGGAAGTCGGCTCCGTTGATTGTGGCACTAAGGCCGCGAAGGTGGTCCGCCTCAAATCTTTCGTGGCAGCCGGTGGCGATTAGCCGCCTAATTTGGTTAGCGTTCATCCTGATTGTAATATCCGATTGACTGAAGGATCATCACTAGGATGGCATAAGCCGCGAAGCACCCGCCTATAAATAGGCCAATGTGCAGATAGGTGCGAAGGAAGAATACTATCGCCTCCCAAGCCGTTCCCGGCCAAAAGAACAAAGCTGCGATTAGCTGCACCCCAAGCACGGCGGCGAGGGATGCGAATACGATTTTACGTCTGTTT